TCTAGTGTGATAGGACTTTGGTTCGACCTTTTAGTGTCGCGAAAATTTCTGGTACCCAAAAGTACTAAGAAAGCTTTCCCTTCGCATCCTTCCCGGGTTAGCTACGAAACCGGTCAGCCGATGGGAGCTCTGACAAGTTGGGCGTCAATGTCACTGGTGCATCACGCACTCGTGCTTTTCGCAGCCGTGTCAAGCGGTAAAATCTTACCGCGCGACATCCTCTCCTTCATAGACTATATGGTCCTTGGGGATGATATTGTTATAGCCGACAAAGCTGTTGCAGAAATGTATGTTGCCATCATGAAGGAACTGCAAGTTCCTCTTTCATTAGCCAAATCACACATCAGTGAAGTTGGTATGTTCAATTTCGCGAATCAGACCTTTGTAAAAGAGGTTAATGTCTCTCCCGTATCACTACGGGAAGAGATTAACGCCAACTCCCTTCCAGAGCGAATCGAAATGATTCTGCGCCTGGCAAGACGTGGGTGGAAAGATCTCGGAAGTAGAACATGGGTTACACCTATATGTAAGACACTTGTAGGACCGGATGTTTGGTATCACCTTTCGGAAGAAATCCGGAAAGGTGTAGTACCGCCTGTAATCCGTTGGATCCTTGCAACCATGCTGACTCCTGGCACAACCCGAATCGGGTTCGCAGGATTAAAGTCAGTGACCCTTGAGATCTTCCTTGGAGCGATGCTCCGAAAGGGTGATCTATGGGGGTTCCGCATGGCTCGAATGGGCGATCTATTAGACCGCCATCGAAGCAAGGGGCTCCTAGTATCCCTACTAGGAAAGTACGTCAATGCTGTCTATGAGAATTTTCTTCGCAGCCGGAAACGGCTCGAGAATTTTCCATCTTGGGTAACCAAGGTGGTCTCAGTAGACCTTGAATGGCTCTTTATGAGAGTATTCGACGAGGCACGTACCACTGCCCTCCAACGTTGGACGGAAACTTACCGTCTTCCCTTGAAGGAGATCCAAGTCGCAGCACGAATGACAGCATTCAATATCGATGATATGGAAGCCGGCACCGGCCGCGATTGGGTGGACCTTGTGCCCTTTGTCGCCGAAGCAGATGCGAATCTGCCTCTCATTCCTGATTTTACTCAAGAGAACCTGGAAGCATTGACTGGATTACAGACAGGGGGCCAGAGTGCAAACCTGCACGCTGCGCGGGAGAGCTTCATGCGTGTCACATCCCTACTCGGCATGATCGATCACCTCAGTACCTCTGGGACTCCTGGCTTTAATGAAGCCTGGGATCACTCCCAATCTACCGATTTCTCGGAAAAATAAGAGCCCAAAGTGCCTGTGCTTTCAATCATAGGCTGGTTAGGGACGCAATCAACAATAGGCGTCTCGGGCATTCGCGTGACTCCGAAAGGAGCAGAGTTCGCAACTCTGGTGCCCC